GGCCAACCCCAGCCAAACCCTGACCGCAGCCGCATCGCTGCAAGGACTGAAGAAATGAAAGAACTGCCTACCCAACTGCATAACGCCATGATCGATGGCCTGACCATGCTTTTGACCCTGCGTCTGAGCGGTTCGCCGGCTGCCGATACTGTGGCCGCGACTGCGCAAACTTGGAGCCGTGTGTTGGCGCATGGCCGGGCGTGGGACGAAGCGCGAGATGTACCGCGCTTTCAGACGGCCTTTATGGTACTGGCGAATGAGACCAACCGCTGGCCGAGTCCGAAAGATTTTTTGGACAATCTGCCGCCACCGCCGGAGCCGCTGAAATTGGAACACCACTACCGACCGAGCGCAGACGAAAAAGCACGCGGCAAAGCGGCTTTAAAACAGATTCAATCCGCCGTTAAAGCGATTTTAAACGGCAAAAATATCAACTAAACCGAAAGGAAAAATGATGGCTAAATCGAAAAAAATCAAAAGCGAAGCCCTGACCGTGGGCATTCAAGACCGCGCCGATGCATCGGTTCAAATCAAACGCATGGGCGATTTGCAGCGCGAAATTGAGCGTATCCAAGCCGACCACAACGACAATGTGGCCGAATTACAAAAACAGGCCGACGAGCGTGTTGCGCCCCTGATGGCGGAAATCAACGCCATTCATGCCGGTGTGCAGGCGTGGAGCGAAGCCAACCGCGATGCGCTAACCGATGGCGGCAAGGTCAAATTTGCCGACCTGACCACCGGCATTATTCGCTGGCGCAACAACCCGCCAAAATGCAGCGTCAGCGGTGTTGATGCCGTGCTGGCTTTATTGGAGTCCAATCCCGACTTGGCACGCTTTATCCGCGTTAAGAAGGAAGTCAATAAAGATGCGGTATTAAACGAACCTGAGTTTTTCGCCGACAACCCTGTGCCGGGAATTAAGATTGTGCAGGGTAAGGAGTTTTTCAGCGTTGAACCGCACAATCAGGAGTTGGTGTGATGGAAAACGGAAACTTAAATACCGACGAGCTGGAAGTTTTAAGAACTGCCGCACGCGATTCCTTCTACATCCATGCTCAAGTTGAAAACGCCAACCGAAAATTAGAAACCGCGTTTCTCGTGTGGGGAAAAGTGAAAGAAGGAGAAAAAGAGGCTATACGCAACCGAAAAAAAGCCTTTATTTATTACTGCGCCGGGGTAGTTTGGTTTTTTCTTGCGTTGATTTTATTTTCATTTGGCGTTTAAAGCTTGATTAAAGGCCGTCTGAAATGGGGTTTAAAACCTGTTTCAGACGGCCTTTTTTATGTCTGTTTATTCCTAAAAAAATAATAACTTAATACTACATATTGTATTTTATTGGTATAATATGCGCTAATTTATACTATATGTTGTATTGGAGAGATAATGCGCCGGGCGTTGATTGCGAAAATTAAAATTGCTCAAAAGGAACTAGGCTTGGACGACGGTACCTATCGCGCGGTGTTGGAGCGGGTGACGGGCAAGCGGTCGTGTACGGAGTGCAGTATCCCTGAGCTGGAGCGCGTGGTCGAGGATTTGCGCCAACATGGGTTTCAGCCGAAGAAAACGGCGGGGCA